GGATCTTGTCAATCGTTGGTGATAAGGTGGTGGTAACGTGACCTTACGTTAATAACAAACTGACTAGTCGACTGGTAGCTCCAGAAGATGAAAAGGGGGACTACGACTCCCCCGTCAACTTTTAAAGTCGTAACACATTAACCTTGTCGTAGGAGGAATCAAAATGACAAAATATTTGCGTGTAAAAAATTGGGAGCAATTCCAACACTATAAAGACCGCAATCCACCATGGATTAAATTACATCGTGACCTTTTAAGAGATTACGAGTTTCTATGCTTGCAAGATGCTAGCAAGTTGCAACTAATGCTTATTTGGTTATTAGCAAGCCAATTAGATAATAAGATTCCTGCTGATGAAGATTTTCTTAAAAATCAACTTGGTGTTAAGGGTAAGTTAGACCTTAAAGAGTTGATAAATAAGGGTTATTTGGTTGATGATAGCAATGCGCTAGCAGACTGCAAGCAAAGTGCTATGCTAGAGGCAGAGACAGAGGCAGAGACAGAGGCAGAGACAGAGGCAGAGGTAGAGAAAAAACCTAAGCCTAAAATTTCACTCGAAGAGCTTTCTCTTTCACACATCCAAACTTGGTTAGATAAAAAACGTAAAGATGGCTACTATAAAAACATAGATGAAGTTGCTTTGCTTGAATACTTTAAGAATTGGGCAGCTGGTGCTAAGCCTAAGAAAGATTATGTTGCAACATTTAGAAACTCGTTTGCTTGGCAAGGTATAGAAAAGAAATGTCCTGCTAAGAAAGGCGATATGCAAGGACGTATAACACCCGAAGAGTATAAAAAACAAATGGAGGCAGTATTATGCAACTTATAAACCACGAAGCAGAAATTATGGTGTTAAGTACTTTTTTGTATAAAAATGAGATGTTTTATAAATTCATGGATACTTGCACAGAAGATATTTTTACAACAACATTTAACAAGATGATATTTAAGGAGATGTCAAAAGGAATATTGGAGCGTGGCAAGGTGACAAAAATTGAATTAGTACATATGTGCGCCGATGAAGATGAAAAGGAGTTATTGGCTTTAATGGCAGAGCCCACGATTGCTATTTTAAATCTAAAACATAATATTGCTATTTTGTGTGAATTAGCAAGGAAACGAAAGATTAAAGAGCTTGCAGAGAAGTTAGTTGTGGTAAGTGAAGACGATAGTCTAACGGTTGTTAGTAAAGCAACAGCGGAGTTAAATGAGATATTTTTTGCTGATAACATTGATACGACAATAACGTTTGAGCAAGAGGGTTTAAATTTATACGACATGATGGATAATCCAGAGCCGGAGTATACAGCAGATTGTGGATTAAATATTATCAACGCAGGAACAGATGGTGGGTTTCAAAAGGGGCGTGTATATGCATTTCTTGCACCAGCAAAGGCGGGGAAAACTTTACTAGCAACTACTATATCAAATGGCTTGGTGGACAGACAGCATAAGCATTTATTTGTTTGTGCAGAGATGTCAAGTCGAGAAATAGCAATGAGGATGTACGGGCAGCGTATGAATGTACCTGCTAAAGTGTTCTACAATAAAAATAGAAATGAGCACTTAAAACAACGTTTAGTTGATGAGCATAAAAAGGTGAAGCAGCAATTAATATTTGAAAATGATCCGGGTATTGAGTTTGATAGATTACAAGCATTGATAGAAAAGCATGTTTACCAAAATAAGATTGAGGGCTTTGTTCTTGATTATTATCAGTTGGTAAGTGGGCAGCAGCGCAATGAAAATGAAGCGCAGCATTTAGAAAAGGTGGCTAACTGGATGCATAAAACGTGCAAGAAACTAAATATTTGGTGCGTTCTGTTAGTTCAAGCCAACGATGATGGTAAGATATTAGGCTCTCGTGGTTTATCAAGGGCGTGTGATCAGATGTATAGTATTGAGAGGGAGAGGGACGACAACGGCGATCCTATAGGCAATAATGCATGGTTAAAGATGAAAATATCACGCTACACACCACTAATTCACTTGGGTGATAAGAATAATCCAAGTTTATATATTCACAATAACGGAACACATTTTGAGGAGATTTAATTATGACAACAATTACGATAGAGAAAGGTATAGATAACCTTTGTATGGAAATGCAAGAAAGAAGAATAGTTGAGTTGCACGATACTATAAAAGAAAAAAATGAAAGTATAACGAGGTTGATTAGAACTATAGAGCAACAAAATGAACACATAGCCGAGCTTGAAGATAAACTTGGCTTAATTGATTAAATAACATAGGAATATAACATGTATAGAAACCAAAAAAGAACAGTAGAGGATGCGTTAGTATCAGAATTATATTTAGAAACAATAAGACAATGGGAGGGGAAATATAAAAATAGCGAATCATTTAAAAAGGCTAGGAAGCTACTAGAAGAAGATTTAAACTATTTGATAGGTAGGGATACAAAGATAGCAAAATCGCTCTCTAGGGTGGTTAAAATCGCTTTTAATCACTTTGCAGATAATAAATTCGATACAAGAAAATGTTTTATAACTATTTCTAATATGGGTGCAGCATTAAATGATAATGAATTAGTTGAGTTGCCAAGTGGTGTTGTAGAGGTAATACAAGACACAAATGCAATAGTAGAAAAGGCGTATAAAGACCCTGACGCCGAATTAACACAAGAGGATATCGTGAAGATTTACCGCTCGGCAGAGAAGCATGCAACAAAGCTAATAGCTAAATTACAAAAAGAAGGATATTTTTAAAAATAACCCCTTGACACTATAAAATACAGGTAGTAAAGTAGGGGTACACAACGAAAACAGGAGTATAGACGATGCCTTATATAAACAAATCAAGTATAACCGCGGCAATGAAAGCTTATAACTTAAGTTATCACTATGTGGCTAAGATGTGCGAACTAACATATTCAGAGTTTCACGGTATAATGTACCATAAGAGCAATAGAGTTTATAAAAAGAATTATGATGCTTTGTGCAAGTTCTTTGAGTTTAACGAGTTTGGTGGTGTTGTTAAAATTCCTCATATAGAAAGATTAGAGCAGATAAAAGCAGAGCGTAAGTTAGCAATTGTTGAGCAGATAAAAGCTAATGAAAGACGTAGATTAATTAAGTTATTTATCACCTATAGCTTAATGTTTATGGGGCTTTGTGCTATAATAGCGTTTGGATATAATGATTTATTGGAGTGGTTAAAATGATAGTTATAAAAAGTGAAAGCGATGTTTGCATGAAATTATTAGATAGTAATATAGATTTATATAGTTATACATGTATTACAACGCTGCAAGAGTTTATATTAGGTAGTATTGGTTTTATGTTTATGGCTTCATTTCTTGTAATAATGATTCTAGGTTTAGTTAAGATTGCGGGGAGGTTGTAATGGATAAACAATACATGATACGCATAATAGAAAAGGCTGTATGTGAAGAGCTGAAGGCGTGTAAAGAGGAAATGTTACAAAAAGCTGTTAAAGAGTTTGAGCAGGAGTTGCGTAAAAAGTTCGTTGATGCCTCTATTAATATTACTGATTATTTTGAAATAGACAAGCAACAAGAAACTCTAGTGATAAGGTTAAAAAATGGATAAATGCGACAAGTGCAAAAAGAAAGCAAAGGTATACTACAAGATTAACCAATATAAACTTTGTGCTAAGTGTTTAGATAGGGAGAATGAAAATGAATAGAAATGAGATAATAGAGACAGCGCAGAAGTTAATCAACGGTGCTAGAGCAGATGAATACGGTGATGCTAAAGAGTCGTTTGCAGATATTGCCACTATGTGGAGTATTGTCTTAAACCATAAGGTGGAGAGTAAAGATGTTGCTATGTGTATGGCAGCGTTAAAGATATGTAGGTTTGTTAATAGCCCTAAAGGTCACAAAGACAGCTTGATTGATATGTGTGGTTATGCAGCATTAGCAGGGGAGATGATAGATGACTGATTACCCACTTGGCAAGATAGATGTACCAATTAAGGTAAGGAGGAAGTGATGAAAATAGAAACTAAATACGATATAGGGCAAGAGGTTTGGTATATCTGTCCTGTGAAGCCAGTAAATGCTATTCCTATACAAGGTCAGATTCGTGCTGTGGATATAACTAAAACAGATGATGAACACTTTGAAGACTATTACGTACATGGGCTTGCTAGTTCTATTGATTGGGATAGAATTTACCCCACTAAGGAAGCATGTGAACAAGCTATAAAGGAGATGGAAGAATGAGAATAGGTTTAAAATATGAAAAAGGAGATAAAGTAGCTATCCCATTAACTAAAGGTTATAAGATTAAAACAGTAAAAAGAGTAGAGGATGGTTTTTTATTTTTTGAAGAAGGTGGAAAAAGTATCAGCTTCGATAAAGTAAGGTATATAAAGGAGATGGAGTAATGTTACCAACAAGTATGCCGAGTGAATCATGGGTAAGTATAGCAATGAAAAAAGAGGATAAAATGACAGATAAAAAATACTACTGCCAGAATGGTGATCTAATAGAGGTGGGGAAGTATTACAAATGGAGTGACCTTCGTGTGAAAGTTATTGGCATAGACACAGACAGGGGATTTCCTGTAGCTGTTGTAGATGGAGAATATTGGGGCATGGCTTTAAATGAGATGCAATCCCTATGGCAAGAACCAGAAGAAGAGGCTAAAGATAAACTTACAGCTAGAGAGTTTAATCAAGGGTTAGATAGGTTGATTTTTGCAGGTGGTGAGCCAATACCTAATCCCCGTGATAAGGAGATAGAAGAGCTTAAAGCCAAAACAGCTACATTAAACGAAATGATGCAATCTAATCTTATAATTATACGAGAGCGCGAAAAAGAAATAGCAGAGCTTAAAGAAAAGCTTGCAGAGTATGAAAGCAGAAGGTGCGAGCCTGCAATTTTACCAGATGAAGATGGTTGGATAGAACATACTACAGGTAAACAACCAGTTGCTGATGATGTGATGGTTGATGTGAGGTTTAGGGATGGTGGCGAAATTGCTACTTTGACTGCTGAAGAGTGGGTTTGGGAGCAAGGTTTAGACAGTTCTGCCCAAATAACACACTACCGCATAGTAGAAGATAAGCAAGAGAGTGAAGAGAGTTTTAAAGAGTTTTTTGACAAAGATTGTTTAGACCTTGATTCTTGTTTGTATAAAACAAGCGCAATTGATGAAAAAATTAACTTTTTGGTTGCTAACATAAGTGAATATCTACAAAAGAAAGGTATCTAATGACAGCACAAGTAATAACTAAATACAAATCTATGTTCCAAGAGATGATAAAAGAGAATCAAGAACATAGTGAAGATTATGAGGTTATAGACCTTACTACTCTAGACATAGAGGGCTTGAAAGACCTTAAAACTATATATCAAGGTTATGGCTTCTTAGGTGATGTTATAGATGTTATAGATGAAAGAATAAAGGAGTTAGAAGAAAGTTAAAATAAATATTATTTAACCCTTGACACTAGGGCAAGCACAGTATATACTTAACTCAAGGCGGGCAATTAAGCAAGCTAACATAAGCAGGGTATAAGACAATGACAACTATAACAAAAACACAAGCAGTAGAACAAGCAAAAGAAATATCAAAGAATTTTCGCTCTTTAGTTAAAGATTTAGGTATAAAAGCAACAGTAAAAACAAAGCCAATGGCGAACTGTGTTGTAATATCAATAGATGCAAAGAAGGCGTCAGAAAATTCTATTAAAAAATTGCAAGAGTTACGTCAAGAAACTAAGCAATATTGGTTAAATATAAATATATACAATTGGGGAGTATAAGGTGGTAGATAATAATAAGATTCAAGAGGTGCTTGAGTGGCTTGATGTTTCTGTAAGTGATGATAGGAGATTACTATCTCGCACCTTTTATGCTTGGCAATGCGAAGAAGTAGCGAGCTTAATAAATAAGTTGGTGCAGGAGCGAAACAATGACTTGGCAAGATAAATGCTACAAACTATGGGGTGAAACATGGAAAGCTCAACTATCTAAGATGGCTGGGCTTAACCCTCGAACAGTAAGACGTTATGCAGCAGGTGAAGCAAAGATACGTCAAGAGCTTGTTGATAAGATAAATAAAACCTATAACATTTGGAGAGAAGAATGACACACGAACTAAAAGCAGTAATAAAAGAATAACCCCTTTATGACCTCCAAAGGTTGATAGTGGGCAACCTATATTCCCTAGTGTTTGCACAGTAAGAGTTATTAAGGGGATGTTAAAAGCTTCGGGCTTAACATATATTCAGACTTACTAAGACACTAACCCACTAAAAGGATATATTGCAACTTTAGATTAAATAGTCTATAATGTGAAATGTAGTATTTGTTATACAGTGTAACGATAGAAAAACAATCAATAATAATCGATTGCAAGGAGTTCACAAAATGGCTGGTAAAGGTGGAAGGATTGAAGGCGCAGGACGCAAGAAGGGAATCCCTAATAAATCAACTACTATGGCACGAGAGGCCATAGCTAAATTTGTTAATAAAAATACAGGTAGATTAGAGGGTTGGCTCGATAGAGTTGCAGAGGATGACCCTAAAGGTGCTATTGAATGTGTATCTAAGATTATGGAATACCATATGCCTAAGATAAACCGCATAGAGCATACGGGAGAAGAAGGTGGAGCTATTGACCATAGTGTTAAAGTAACCTTTGAAGCACCGTCTAAAGATGATTAACATAACAATCCCAGATGTATTTAAAGAATTATTCCAACCGAAGAGGTATAAGTGTTTCTACGGTGGTCGTGGTGGTGCTAAGTCACACGCCTTTGCTCGTGCTTTAATTGTCATGGGTATGCAGAAGAAGATGCGTATTGTCTGTGCAAGGGAGATACAGAAGAACATCAAAGCATCTGTTCATACTCTTATTGCTGATATTATCAGAACGCATGAGCTAACTTATTTCTACGAGATACAAGAAGCTGTCATTAAAGGCAAGAATGGCACAGAGATAATGTTTAGTGGCCTTAAGCACAACTCAACAGGTATTAAATCTTTAGAGGGTTCTGATGTTTGGTGGGTAGAAGAGGCTGAGAATGTAAGTGCTAGTAGTTGGGAGATATTAATTCCAACTGTTCGTAAAGAGGGTTCAGAAATATGGGTATCGTTTAACACGAAGAATATATCTGATCCAACATATCAAAACTTTGTAGCTCGTCAAAGTGATGACATCTTGTGCAAGAAAGTATCATGGCGTGATAATCCATACTTCCCTGAGGTGTTGAATAAAGAAAGATTACGCTTAGAGAAAGAAGACCCAGAAGCCTATGCGCATATATGGGAAGGCGAGCCAGACACAAGAAAGTCAGGTGTTGTATACGCTAAGGAGATGGCTAAGGCAAGAGAAGAGGGGCGTATATGTTCTGTGCCTTATGATCCAGCGTTTGAGGTGTTCACCGCATGGGATTTAGGTTATGGCAAAGGCAATGCAACGTCTATATGGTTCTTGCAGTTTGTTGGCCGTGAACTTAGATGGCTAGAATACTATGAGGCTGAGGGAGAGTTTATCCCGCACTTTGCTGAGGTGATCAAGAGTCGTCCTTATAACTATATGGCGCAAGGGCATTACTTGCCACATGATGGCGCAGCAGCTAACGTAAGGGGTGCATCAGTTCCACAGCAGTTGTCACAGTTAGGAATCCAAACAACAGTACTTCCAAGAGCGTCTAATGAATTGCAGATAGCGGCAGAGCGTGAGTCATTGAGCGCTATACTTGCTTATTCAGTATTTGATGAAAAGAAAACCAAGGATGGTGTGTTTGCATTAGAGACGTATCACTTTAAGTGGGATGAGGAGAGAGGGAAGTTTAGTAACAAGCCTTATCATGACTGGAGTAGTAACCCAGCGGATGCAGCAAGATATGCAGCGGTGGCAGTATCTAAAGTGAAGAATCAGTTGATTAAACCAAAAGAGCTAGACCATGTTTATAACAGGGGTAGGAAGACCTCGTGGATGGGTTAAGTAATTGACAGTTTAAGTTATTATTAGTACAATAGAATTGCATAGGTGCAGAACCATGCCAATTAAGCGTCTTTTGACAGCTGTTATTTTCTTAAAGTAGGATAGACAAAGTGTCTGATTTAGTTGATAACATTAAGCAAGAATTTGAGAAAGACCAAGAATATTGGCAACCTATATACGACAAAGCAAGAGAGGATTTATACTTCCTATCTGATAAGCCAGATGCGCAATGGTCGCAAGATGATTTAAAGGCTAGAGAAAGAAGTGGCCGTCCATCATTAACTATTGACCAATTGGGTCAGCATGTTAACCAAGTGGTGAATGATATTAGAAAGAACACGCCGTCAATCGAAGTTATACCAGATACAGATGGGGATATCGAAACGGCTGAGATCCAGCAAGATTTAATTAGAGATATATTATATAATTCAGATGCAGATACATGCTTTGATACAGCTGCTGCTTATAGCGTTAAGTCATCTATCGGCTTTATACGCGTTGATACATCGTATGTGAATAACACAGACTTTAATCAAGAGTTAAAAGTGTATTCTGTTGTTGATCCCCTTACATGTTACTTAGACAGAGACTCCACTAGCCTTACTGGTGAAGATGCAAAGCGTGCGTATATCTTAGAGTGTATTAGTGAGGATGATTTTAAAACTACATACCCTAATAAAGAGCCTGTAAGTTTCACTAATGATGCTTATATACAGGGAGATAAAGGTGATATCATTATTGCTGAGTATTTTTCTATCGAGATTAAAAAGAAGACAATCGGCGTTACAACTGTTGAGTCAATCAATGAGATGGGTGAGGTTGTTAGTGAGCAGGTTATCGAAGAAGTTCAAGAGGGTGTTGAGTATAGCTCGAAGCGTGAAGTCGAAGAGAAAAGAGTAAAGCGTTGTAAAGTTTCTGGTGCTGACGTCTTAGAAGAAACAGAGTTTGTTGGTGAGAATATTCCTTTAGTGCCTGTATATGGTAATCAGCAATGGGTTAATGGTAAGCGTGAGATATATAGCTTAATCCGCAAATCTAAAGATGCGCAGAAGATGTTTAACTTCTGGAAGTCATTAGAGACTGAGTTGTTACAGAAGCAACCAAGAGCTAACTTTATGGCAGCTGCTGGTCAAACAGAAGAGTTTGCAGATGATTGGAGTGATCCAGATCAAACGCCAGTACTGCGTTATAAGCCAACAGATATAGCTGGCAACCCAGTTAATCCCCCACAAAGAATAGAGCCACCAGTTATTCCAACGGGTGTTGTTAATGCCTCTCGTGCTGCTGTAGATGATATTAAAGCGACAATTGGCATGTATGCTGCATCTTTAGGCCAAGCCTCTAATGAGGTTAGTGGCATTGCTATTCAACGCAGGAATGAAGAAGGTGACACAGCTACTTATCACTTTAGTGATAACTTGAGTAAGTCTATATCTCGTGTTGGCAAGATCCTTAAAGACGCATTACCTAAAGTATACGATACGCCACGTTATGTAAGTATTATAGATAAAGAGGGTAACTCTAAGTCTGTTGGTATTAATGGTGCTATAGCTAAAGATCAGAAACGCCCTTACTACTTAGATCAAGGAAGTTACAAAACGAAAGTTATCACGGGTGCGTCATACACTACACAACGTCAAGAGGCTGCTGAGTTCTTTAATGGAGTTGTAAGTAGCAATCCTGAGCTTATGCCTGTTATTGGTGATCTAGTGATGAAGTATCAAGATTTTGCAGGTGCTGATGCTATTGCCGCTCGTATGGAAAAATACGTTGATCCTAGATACTTAGAGAGTGAAGAGGAAGAAATAGATCCAGAGAAAGTGCAGATGCAACAAGTGATCGAAGAAGGCCAAAAACTTATAGAAGAGTTGCAAGCGCAAGTCGAAGATTTATCTGATGAGGTTCGTGATAAGCAAGGCGAGCTTATTATTAAGGCTAAGTCAACAGAGAATACTAAGCAGTATAATGAAGAGAAGAACGACATTGACATGCTTAAAGTCCAATCCGACAACTTAAACAAAGAAAGAGAGTTTGAGTTTAAGATGGCAGCTTTAAAACTTAAGGAAGAAGAACTTAGGATGAAGGCTGCACAACAAAAGTCCGAGGTGGACGTAGAATTAACACAATATAACGACAATCCAGAAAGGGTTGAAGTTACAACTGAAACATAAAGGAGAATTACACTATGCAAGAAAATCAGGCTACAGAAAACAACGAGGTTATCGTTGATCAGCCGATTGAGGAAAACCTTCAAGAAGCTGTAGAGACTAAAGAAGAAGAAATAACTACAGAGGAAGAAATTGCAGAAACGGAAGCTCCAGAAAATAACGAGCTTGATTCGGATGGCGACGGCGAAGATGAAAACGATCCGTTCCCGAAGAAGGCCACGAGGGCGTTGGAAAGACGCAACAAAAAGATAAATAAATTAAGAGCCGAGAAAGCTGAGCTAGAACAAAAGCTTGCTTCATACGCTAATAACCCACCGCCACAAGAGCAGCAAATCGACAACCAATCTATTCCTGATGGACTAAAAGAGCCTCAGGAAGATGATTTTGAAGATTATGCGGAATACTTGAAGGCAGTAGGTAAGTTTGAAGTTGAGCGTGAATACGCTACTAAAGAGGCGCAAGCCCAACAGCAGCGAGAAGTAGAAAGCCAGCAACAATGGGTTCGACAGCGTGCAGAGCAGATTGATGCAAGAGCCGCTGAGGTTGTTAAAACTATACCAGAGCTTGAAGGGTTGTATCGAGAGAATCAAGACATCATCGAAGGTTATAGTAACACAACTAAAATGGCGTTCTTAGAGGCAGACGCACCAGAGATGGCTTTTTACGCCCTTGCACAAGAGGGCAGACTTGAAGAGCTTGATGGTATGACTCCGACTAAGATTGCTAGGGAGATTGCACTTGCTGAGATTAGGGGGCAAAAACTATCTAAGTCTAGACCACAATCAAAAGCACCTGCTCCTATAAAGAAAGCTAAAGGCACAGGCACAAGACGTAAAACTCTTGATGATATGTCTCCAAGCGAATTATTAAACCACTTAAAAAATAACAAATAAGGAATAAAAAAATGGCTAACGTTTTTAATAATGTAAATGATGTCGGTACGGTATTGTCTAAATTGGCTGCTGGTTACCTACAAGATAACGTGCAATTCTGCAAAACTATTGATAAAGAGCCTGAAGAGTCTTTTGGTTCGGTTAATGGTTATAAAGTTGGTGATACAATTAATGTAAATATCCCTGCTCGTTTCACTCCAACAACTTCTTTAGATATCACTTCATCTCAACAAGATGTAGTAGAAGAAAAGAAATCTTTATCTTTAGACACTACTCGTACAGTTGCAGTTAATGCTGATTCACTTGAAATGAGAAACGACATCTCTGAATCTGAACTACTTGCTAAAGGTGAGCGTATTCTTAAGCCTGCAATGATTGCTCTAGCGCATGATATTGAAGCTGATATTATCTCTAAAGCAACTGATGCTATCTACAATACTGTTGGTACTGCTGGTTCTACAACGTTTGATACTGCGCAAATGCTTGCTGCTAAAGATGAGCTTGCTCGTAACCTTTGCCCTATGGGTGATAGAAAAGCATTGCTTAAATCTGCGGCTATGAGTTCAGCTGTAAATGCTCGCAAGGGCTTGTTCCAATCTTCAGAAGAGATTGCTAAGCAATACAAGCAAGGTTACATGGGTACTGCTGATGGTTTCGATTTCCTAGAGAACGAAATGCTTGCTACACACACAAACGGTAATGATGTATCTTTCGAAGTTAGCACTACAGTTTCTGTTGAAGGCCAAGCAACTCTAGTTGTTGAAGGTTTGACTACTACTACTGGTACAGTAACTAAAGGAACTACATTCACAATCGATACAGTGAATATGGTTCACCCACAAACTAAACAAGACACAGGTGTTTTGCAAAAGTTTGTTGTAACTGCTGATGCTACTGCTGATGGTTCTGGTATTGCTACACTTAGCATTTCTCCAGCTATCTACACTTCAGCTTCTAATGGCTTGCAAAACGTAACTGCATTCCCAGCTGATGGTGATACTTGTAACGTGTTGACTGGTGCGGCTTCAACTGGATATACTCAAAACTTAGTATACCACCCGAACGCATTTAGATTCATCTCTAGTAAGTTGTTCCAACCGAAGAATACTGAGATGTCTGGTGTTGCTACAGAAGATGGTATAACGGTTAATATGGTTAGTGACTTTGACATTAATACTCGTAAAGAAATCTTACGTTTCGACGTATTGTATGGTTTCTCTGCGATTCGTCCAGAGTGGGCTTGCCGTATTACTTCATAGTTTTACAAGGTGGGTGGCTTTCGGGTCACCCATTTCTAATAAGGAAAAGAGATTATGTCTATTAAATTAACTAAAGGCGATGCTACTAAGATTTTATCTAAAGATAGCGGATTAATTGAAAAACTACTTAAAGAAGGTTGGTCTAAAGTAGTAGAGAAGAAAAAACCAGCTGCTAAGAAAAAAGCTGATTAACGAGGTGCAACATGACTACTGTTTTAGATATAGTAACCGACGCTATGCAAGAATCAGGTGTATTAACAAAGAGTGAGACACCAACTAACGATGAGGCGCAGACGGGCTTAAGAATGCTTAATAGGCTTGTAGGTTCATGGTCTAACAGTAGTGTTGTACAGTTCGAAAGAGTAACTGAAAGCTTCCCATTGACTGATGGTGTTACAAGTTACACAATAGGTTCTGGTGGTGATTTTGACACGGTAAGACCTACTAATATAGTTCAGGCGCACGTTAGACAAGGTAACACAGATTATAACTTACAGATAGTATCGGATAAGATCTACCAATCTGTTGTATATAAGTCTGTTGGCGGCCTACCAGAAATATTAAATTTTACAAATGAATATCCATTAGCAACGATTAACATATATACTGCACCAAGTGGCACATATACGTTATTCTTGACTAGTGAAAAACCTTTAACGAGTTATGCGTCAACAGCCGCTACAGTAGATTTACCTAGTGGCTGGATTGATGCTTTGATTTATGCTCTAGCCGTTAGATTAGCACGTGTGTATGGACAACCTACAGATCCAGCATTACAAGCGTTAGCAAGAGAGTCTAAAGCTATGATTTCATTAAACTCATTAAAGAACAATCCTTTACAATCACAAGTTCCATCAAGAGCTTCATTTAATAATATATATAGCGGTTATTATTCATGAGAATAGACTTAGTTGGTGATAGCTATCAAGCGTGGAGTTTGCCATTTAACTCAGAGAGAACTGTTAACTTGTTTCCAGTATTTAACCGTGATGGCAGAGATGTGGCGGCATTATATGGCACAGCGGGTTTAGAGTTGTTTACTACCATTGGTGTAGGTGCTGTGCGTGGTGGGTTTAAATCTCGCAAGAATGGGCGTGTATTCTTTGTTAGTAGTAATGTAGTATATGAGGTAGAGGCTGGTGGGACTAGCTTTGTGAGAGGCTCGTTAAATCAAAGCTCTGGTAATATAACGATATCTGAGAATGAAACACAAATGGCTATCTGTGATGGTGAGTCTGTGTATATATTTACATACAGCTCTAATGACTTTGCAGAAGTAACTGATCCAGACCTTCCGAGTGTTGGAACAATCACAACAATGGATAATTATTTTGTAGTTAATGAAAATGGCACAGGTAAGTTCTATATAAGTGACATCGGGGATGGCACAAACTGGAATGCACTAGACTTTAAGAGTGCAGAAACATCACCTGATCAGATCTTGCGCGTCTTTAATGCTGTTGGACAGTTATGGTGTTTTGGTGAGGCAACTACAGAGTTGTTTTCTAATACTGGTGCGAGTGACTTTCCTTTTGAAAAGGTGTCTAGTGGTGACTTTGAGGTTGGTGTATTAGCTCCTTATTCAGTTGAGACTGTTGGTAAGTCCATATATTGGTTGGGGCAGGATAAGTTTGGTCGGGGTACTGTATATGAGACAACGAGTATTAATCCAAAAGCCATTTCAACACCAGCAATAGACCTATTAATACAAGAGGCTGCAAATCCAGAAGATATAGTTTCATGGGTGTATCAAGAGAAAGGCTTTACATTCTATGTATTAACTGGTGGTGGTTTAAAAACATCTTTAGTATATAATATAACTAATGGGTTATGGCATGAAAGAGCTTATACGAACCCTGAAGGTGATTTTGAACAACATAGAGGTCAATGTTGCGTGTTTGCTTTTGGTAAACAGTTAGTGGGTGATAGAGAAAACGGTAATATTTATGTGATGGACATGGATATATACTCCGACAACGGTGAAGATATAGTGAGAGAGCGTATATATAAGCACTTGTTTAATGAAGGTGATAGATTGCGTTACAATAGCCTAGAAATAGGTGTAGAAAGTGGCGTGGGGCTACAGAATGGTCAGGGTTCTAATCCAAAGATAGCTTTAAGTTTATCTAAGGATAGTGGTAGAAGTTACGGCACACCTTATGTAGAAGAGTTAGGTAAAGCTGGTAACTACTTTGAGACTGTAAGGTTTAGAAGGTTAGGTGTTGCTGAAGAGATGACGTTTAAAATTAGAATATCTGATCAGATTAAAGTTGCTTTGTTTGGTAGTTACTTAAAAGATTTAGGTGGAGAAAGAAGTAGATGAGTTTAGATGCGCCTCCAATTATTAACCCATTGAGCGACCAAAATGGTAATATAGAATTACCTTGGTTAGAGTTTTTCAACCAAACATATAATGGCGATGCTGGTGATGCGTGGACTCCTAACTTTGTAGACTTAACCACTAGTGGCACGCCAGAGATATCAGGGCGTTATTATAGATTGTCTCGATATATCTTGTACTTTAATATCTTAGTTAATCCTGACACTAACACTAGTGCTGTTGCGGGAACAACTTATGTTGATAATTTACCAATAGAGCCATTTAATAATGGTGTGTGTATGTCGTTGTCTAATAATTTAGGTGGTGCATTAGGTATGGTAAACGCGAGTAATAATAGAATATATGTACCAACATGGACAAATGTAACAACGCCTGTGAATGTAATAGGCATAGTAGAGGCTAGATGATTAAATACACTTTATATCCTGTAAATGAGATTATAAACCTTTTAAAGAGGTATGAGAAAAAGCATTACAACGATATAAAAGACAAAAGCATGTATCCTGATATTAGTATGAATTGGGAGATATACGAAGAGTTGGGGCAAGAAGGTTTATGTTATGCCGTTCTTGCAATGGATGATGGAGAGATAGTTGGTTATAGTGCGTATACTTTAACTACGGATTTGAATAGAAATAGTATAGTACAAGCAGCGTGTGTTGCAATGTATATAGAGAAGAAATACAGAGGCCGTATGGCGGTTGATTTTATTAATAAATGTGATAGAATACTTATAGAGAAAGATGTCAAGCAAGTCCTGCATACATACAGTGACGTAAGAATAGGAAAACTCCTAGAAAAAGCTGGCTATAGACCTAAAAGCATCACATGGTGTAAAAGTTTATAGGAGAATTAAGATGGGTAGTAGTCCATTAACAGCGGTAGTAGAGGGTGCAACAGGCCTTATAGGTGCTAATAAGCAAAAAAAAGCAATTGAGCGTGCAAGGCGAGAGCAAGCAGCGGCAGCAGCAGCAGCACAAGAGCGATTAGCTCCATATCAAGAGCAAGGTGAGTATGCTACTCAACAAATCCGAGAAGGTTTAGATACAGGCACGTTAGGTGGTAGCTTTACTCCTGATGAGTATTTAGAGTCACCTGATTATCAGTTCCAACTAGAGCAAGGACAAGAGGCTTTAGATAGACAACAAGCGGCTCGTGGCAACTTATACTCAGGACAAGCTTTAAAAGAAGCTAATCGCTTTTCACAAGGTTTGGCTAGTCAAGGTTATCAAGATGCGTATAACAGATGGTTGCAAACTCAGCAAAATAGATATAATCAATTATCTGGTCAGCAAAACATTGGTTATGGCGCAGCAGGTGGTCAAAATGTTATCGGTCTTAATGAAGGTAACAACATGGCTCAAGCTACTATGGCAAGACGTGCGGCGCAAGATGCAGGCACAGCTCAAGCTGTAGGTGCAGGACTTAATTTAATAAATAGTGGTCAACAAGGCTTACAACAACTAGCAACAGGTGGATTTGGTGGCTTTGGTAGCTCTTTAGGTGGAACGACAGGATCTACGGGTGTAGTGGGGTATTAATATGGCTAATATATTTTCTCAACAAGGTTTAGGTAGTATGCTTCAGAATCAATTGGATGTATACGACAAGCGCAAAACACAAGCGGTTAACCGTCAATTAGTACAAGCTCAAATAGACGCGCAGAAAGCTAAAGCAGCTCAAATGCGTGATCCAAGCTATGCGGCTAGTCAACAACCATCTGCGGTGCAAGAGTATCAATTTTACCAAGGGTTAAGTCCAGAAGAGCAGCAGCGTTATTTAAGTGTAAAACGTAGTACGCCAGAAGAGGCATTAATGCGAAAGGGTGTGCGTATTGACCCAGCTACAGGACAAGCTATTCCGTTAAGTGGTTATGCTGATGTTTTGGGTGGTATAGAGGCTGCAAAAGTTGGCGCAACAGGTCAAGCAAAGATTGAGACGGCAAAGGCTGCGGAGCTAAAAGAGCGTGAAGCAATGTTGCCAGAGTTAGAAAAGACGATAGCCGAGTTAAACGAGTTGGGGAAACAAGCCACATATACGCGTGCTGGCCAATTAAGGGATTTATTCCTTAAAGAAACAGGCCAAGAAGAGAGTGAAGGGGCATTAGCTCGAACAGCGTATGTAGCTATGGTTGATAACCAAATTCTGCCATTATTACGTCAAACGTTTGGTGCTGCATTTACAGCTGCGGAAGGTGATAGGCTTAGAAATACATTAGGTGATCCAAATAAATCTCCTAAGGCTAAGAAGTTTGTTCTAGATGCTTTTATTAAGCAGAAGAAGAAAGATATTAAATCATTAAAGCGTGAATTAGAGTCACAAACCCCTTCTACCGCGAGTGATGATGTAATAAGTTATGAGGAGTTTTTGAAATAATGCCAATTGTTGCAATGCCTGATGGTCAAAGAGTTAACTTCCCTGATACAATGAGCCGTGAGCAGATTAAGGCGGCTATATTATCTAAATATCCAACTGCTGGACAACCTGAGGAACAAGTGGCAACTGGTGAATCTATTATACCTGAGAAGCCTCAAGAAGGTGGTTTTATGGCTGGGCAAAGAGAGCGCGGTGCATATCTAGCTGATATTATCGGAGCGCAACAGCGAGGTGAGCAAACATTAGGTGAGACTATTGGTCAAGTTGGCGGTAATATTATTGGTACTGCTGGCGATGTAATTGGTGAGGGTGTTAGTCAAGTTGCTAAGGGTGTATATAATGTGTTACCAGAAGGGGCGCAAGAGTATATAAAAGAAACAGCATCTTCTATTGGTGGTAGTGATGTAGGCCAGTTAGCTGGTAAAGCTGCACAAGAATATGAGGCGAACTTAAAAGCATTTGAGAAGTCAAACCCACGTTTTGCTAGGAATTTAAAAGCAATTCGTGAAGCTGCAGTCTTAACCCCATTAGGAACACCTGCTGTTCGTGCGGCGGCTAAAGGTGCGGTTACCCCAGTTGGCAAGGCTGCTACAAGCGTGGCTAAAGGTGTAACGCCATCTATTCCAAAGCCTATATACAAAGCAGAGCCAGTAAAAGAGATATCAAGCGGTTTATATAAGCAAGTAGAAGAGGCTGGTGGGTCATTACGTCCAGAGGCTCGTGATATTCTAATAAACAAAGTTGAGCAATTAGCAGATATTGGTGGCGAGAGATTAACTTCGGGTAAGAGTGTTTTTGAAGATATGCTTGACACATTATCTAAGAAGCAAGGGCAACCATTAACTCTAAAAGGCGTTGAAGATTTAGACAAAGAGTTAACTGGACTGATACAAAAAGAACGTACAATTGCTGGTATATCTCCAGAAGGCCTTAAACTACAAGACTTGCAGGATGACTTTAGAAATGTGATTAGGAATCCAACAGAAGATCTAGTTATTGGTGGCCGCGAAGGTTTTGACGCATTAAAAAGCGCGACGAGTCAATGGGCTGCTGGTAAGAAATTAGAAGAAATAGAAAGTATCTTTGAATACGCTAAAAAGACAGATAACCCTGCTACATCAATTAAAGCCCAATTTAGAACATTATCACGCAATAAAAAGCGCATGGCTGGTTACACTCCAGCAGAGCAGGAATTAATTAAACAAGCTGCAGAATCTAGTTTATTTGCTGATTTCTTGCGTACTACAGCTGGAAGTCGTTTAATCAGTAGTGTGATGGGAACGGTTGGTGGTGCATTAGGTGGTGGCTTTATGGGTGCTGCTGTTGGCGGTGGTGCAGGAGCTGCGTTATCAGGTAGTGCAAGAAAAGGTGCGGAGGTATTACAAAAAGGTAGGGTTAAAAAGCTTCAACGTGAGGTATCAAAGAGGGTTGAGATCCCACAAGAGATCTATAATCTACCTCCTAAAGAAGCTAAAGAAGCTCTAAAGAGACTTAAAAAGGGCGATTAATAAATAAGACAAAACAGCGTAAAAACTAATAGTTGCTGAGTATAATATTATTAATGTAATCGTTGTATTAATTTGATTTAAAATATGTGTCATGTGGTTTATGCTAACATGAGACATTTATAAAAACAAGGGACAAATAACATGGCAGTATTAATGACGCCCCCATATCTACAATTTTTTGACGCTAATGGTGATGTTTTGGCTGGTGGCAAGGTTTATACTTACACAGCAACAGGCACGTTTAGCACAGCAAAAGCGACGTTCACAACAGAAGCAGGAGATGTAGAGCATCCAAACCCTGTTATATTAGATGCTGCGGGCAGGCCTGCGACTGGTAATGGATCAATTTGGTTGTCTGGAACTTATGACTTTGTCGTTAAAGATGCGAATGATGTAGAGATAGAAAGCACACAAAATGTTACAGCTTTTACTGCGCTACCTTCAACTAGTGATGCGTACTTTGAAAGCTTTAGTGGAACAGGGATACAAACAGCGTTTACTACATCTGATGATTTAGGCGTTGATGAGAAAGCAATTTATGTGTGGGTTAATAGTGGTTTGCAAGAGTCAGTAACAAATGGTGACTTTGCGACAGATTCAGGTTGGACAAAAGGAGCGGGTTGGACAATAGGTTCAGGAGTTGCAACAGCTACAGGAGCTATCTCAACAGCTATATCACAAACGTCTATTACAAGTGTTATTGAGGGACAAGCATATTCAGTTACATATACAATTACACGTTCAGCGGGTGGATTAATTCCATCGGTTGGCGGTAATAACGGCACGGAGCAAACAGCATCTGGCACTTACACAGAGGTTATTATTGCAGGGGCGACACAAGAGTTAGCGTTTACTGGTAATAGTTTTACTGGCACTCTTGATAATGTAAGTATCACGCAAGCAGTATCATCTGGTTATGAATTACAAAATCCAAGCTCTTACACAATTGACGGAACAACATTAACATTTGCAACAGCTCCCGCAACGGGAACAAATAATATATATGTTTCAGCCCCATCGTTATTAGTAGGTGCGGCTTCAAGTGCGGCGGCAGATGCGGCAACAAGCGCAGCAGAGGCATCAGCAAGTGCGAATGAGGCCTCAAGCGCAGCGGGTTTAATCACAGTAACATCTACAACAAGTGTTGAGATTGGAACTGGTGCAAAAGTGTTTACGGTGGCATCTGGTTTGTCACTTAATGCAGGGCAATTTATCTTAGTAGCAAGTGACGCGTCACCACAAGCAAATTATATGTGGGGTTCTATTGCTAGTTACTCAGGAACTACCTTAACAGTTACAGTTGAGGCAACAAGTGGCTCAGGCACATTAGCAGATTGGACTATGTACCTAACAGGCGAACGTGGTGAGACAGGAGCTACAGGCTCTATTAGTGATCTATCTGGTGTACCAGCAGGAACGGTTACCACATCTGATAAATTAATATTTGATGATGTAGATGATTCCAATAATACTAAATCAACAACTGTTGGTGATTTATTAGACTTATCGTCTAATACATGGGAGTTATTATCTACACAGACAGCTAGTGCTTCTACCTCTATTGATTTTGAGAGTTTAATAGATGGTACATATAGAACTTATGCAGTTATTATGTCAAATATAGTGCCAAGTGTAGGTGCGGAGGGACTTCATCTCCGCACAAGCACCAATAACGGCAGCTCATACGACGCTACAAACTATGAGTATCATACAGAAAACAGCAGTTTAACATCAGCGTCTTATTCTGGTACAACAGGTGGTGCAGGTGCAGCGCAAATTGTAGTTGCCTCTAGTTTGGGAAGTGCAACGGCTAATAATGGTGGATATAGTGGGGTTTTATATATGTTTAGTCCAGACGAAGCTGTTTATACTCAATTTAGAAGTATAGGTTTGAACGCAACAAGTGACCAGTCTGTAAAAGGTGTAAGGTCAGTAGCTGAATCAGTAGATGCAATTAGATTCTTACCTCAAAGTGGAAATTTTACAAGCGGAACATTTAAATTATACGGTATAAACTAATGAAAAAAGCAATCGATTTAAACGGCAATGAAGTTGAAGTGTCAATTGATACTCCAGTTAAAACAAAGAACGGCGTACATTATTTACTAAGTGACGCTGATAATCTAGAGCTGGAAGAGCGTGAGACGGCTTATACAAAAGCTTTAGCGGAACGAAAAGCAAATGAATATAAAGCAAAACGCCAAGCTGAATATGGCACTATGGCGGAGCAAATGGAATACTTAGTCGAAAACGGATATGATGCGTGGAAAGCTAGGGTCGAAGAAATTAAACTTAAATATCCAAAAGGTTAACAATGTCTGATAATTTATTTGATATACCTATTAATTTCACAGGCCAAAAGGGTGATCGAGGCGAACGTGGCTTGCAAGGTCTAAAAGGTGAGCAAGGCATCCGTGGTGAAAAAGGAGATAAAGGAGATAAAGGCGACAAGGGTGACGCGGGGCTAGATGGAGAGGACGGCAAAGATGGCCTTAATGGAAAGAATGGTAAGGATGGTAAAAACGGCAAAGATGGTCGTGACGGCAAAGATGGTGAAAATGGTGACTCAGCATATGAGTTATGGTTAGAGGAGGGAAACGAAGGTGATCTTGCTGCATTCTTTAAGTCGTTAAAAGGTAAAGATGCTCAATTACCTCAATACTACGGTAATGCTTTGACGGAGTTATTGGAGTTAAATGATACTAATATTGTTAATCCACAAAATAATGAAACATTATCTTATAATGCCACGACTCGCAAGTGGGAGAATACCTACCAACCGCAAAGTGTGCGTTATGTAACATCACAAGAAGATTTCGGTGAATGTATAGATGGGGTTATTGAATTAGAAGATATAAATTATATTGTTGATGCTACTGTGATTCTTACATGTAGATTTAGCATTCCAGAGGGTGGTATAGTTGCATTTAGTACGTCGCATAAATTTAAGAACTTCCTTGTGTATGCGGGTAGTGATACATTATTTACTGGTAATCCTCAGCGATTAGAAATAAAAGATCTAGTTATATCGGGCAATGCTAACGCTACATTGTTTAACATAACAGGCGCAGCAGGCGTTAGAACGACTTTATTATGGGATGGTTGTTTGTTTACATTATTTGGCACGCTAGGAACTGTGACAGACATATTAACTTTTGCAGCTTTTAACCCAGACGTGACAAATATGAATGCGGGATTGACATTTAATAACACAACTGGCGAGCCTGACTTTATCTGGACTGGTGGTCGCATAGGAAATGAAACAGATGTTACAGGTGCGTTAACAGCAGTAACCTTAACAGGATTAACTGGCTTGGTTAATATTAATGGTGTTCAGGTTCGATTAAATACAAATCAATATGCGTTCAAATTCGACAATAGTTTAAATATTATTGATGATGTGGAAGTGTCTAATTGCCCTGTAAATATCACAGGCGGAGGTGGGTTAATAGACCCTACAGGTAAACAGTATGATGATGTTGATGTCACGTTGTCAGGTAATGCGAACAGTCGCAATAGCGCTCATGTTGGTGGGTATGTGTTATCTGCTAACACCACAGAGACTGTAATTAGCACGGCAGATACATATACATCAAGTGGGCTAACTCCTACTCCAGATGCAACGAATGAGGGCTTTACTGTGTCAGGTAGTGTTGTGACTAGCACGGCAAAGCAGCCAGACACAAAGACTATTCAAGTCACTGGTAATATATCGATGGCGTCAGGCAGTAGTAAGGTTGTGGAAGTGGGGGTATTCCTAAATAATGTACTCCAATATGAGACAATAGTTGCACCAGACCCGACAGGAACAAAGACAGGTCTATATGTAATAGCACTATCGCTTTTTATTGAAAAAGATGATACACTAGAGGTGAAATACAAGAATGTTGATGATACAACAAATATAGTAATAGAAAACGAATCACTAACAATAACATAAGGACAGTACAATGGCACAACAAAAGATTTTAGCAACAACAATAACAATCGCATCTGGTACTGATACAGATGTTATTGATTTACAAAATAGAGTTCTAGTAGGCGTTCAACTGCCAGCTAGCGTTGCAAGTACGGCTATGACTATAGATGCAGCTTATAAAAGTGATGCAACTTTTGCGCCTATATATGATGGATTAGGCCAATATGGCGCAGTCGGGGATGTTAGTTTTACAGTAGCTGCGAGTAAGTATGTTCTTATTCCACCTACTATTACAGCGGGTATATCATTTGTTAAGCTAAGCTTTGGCACATCTGAAACTGCAAAAACTTATACTTATTTCACTAGAGAGATAGATTAATATGTCTGATTTACTTTTATTTGATGAGCAGCCTTTTTTACCCACTCGCATCGGAGGCAACAACCTTCAATTATGGCTTGACGCTGCTGATGCTTCAACTATAACAGAGTCTAGCGGTAGTGTTAGCGCATGGGCGGATAAGTCTGGCAATGGCAACAATGCCACACAAGGTACAGGAAGCGCGCAGCCTACAACTGGTGTTAGAACTTTAAACGGCAAAAACGCTTTAGAATTTGATGGTGGTGATTACTTAAGTGCTGACTCGTTAAGCTCTATATTTAGCGGTTCAGATAAGCCAACAACTATATTTCTGGTATGTTCAAGTGTTGATGTTTTAACGCAACAATATGTATTTCTTGCAGGGAACGATGCAAGTGTAACTCCTTTAAATGGTGCTCTATATAATGGTGGAACTGCCATATTTGGCACAAATAGGAGGGATGATGGTTCTACAATAAAATCAGTAACGAGTGGCACAGTAGTAAATTATACACCTAATGTTTTTGCTATTGTAAACACAGGAACAAGTGTTGATTTATACTTTGATTCTAGTTTAGTGGTAGATGGTGGTGATTTAGATGTTGCAGCAGCTACGATTGATAATTTTACAATAGGAGCGTCTGATAGAGGGGGGATAGTAGGGCAATATTTTAATGGTGTTATGGGTGAGGGTATTATCTACGATAGAGCGTTAAGCACGTCAGAAATTAGTCAAGTAAACGCATATTTAACCAGTAAATGGTTAGGCTTTAGAACCCCGACTGACATAGCTGGTTTACAAGCATGGTACGACACTACAAGCGACGATTACTTAACGCTTGATGGTAGCGCGATAACTCAATTCTTAGATCGTTCTGGTAATGGTAATGATTCAAATGTGCAGGGTACAGCTTCGGCTAGACCAACAAGAACTGCTAGTCAGATTAATGGGTTGCAAGCTGCTGTGTTTGATGGTGGTGATGTTTTAGAATTGCCGAGCGCTTTGTATTCAATTTCCAATGATGATAACACCATTTTCTTAGTTTCGCAGCAAGCAACTGATTCAGGAAATCAAGAGCGTGTTTATAGTATGACAGAGGGTGGAAGTGGTAGACATTATTTTCAATATGGAACGGCAGCAGGAACTGTAAGGTGGGCTTCAAATACTACTGGAGCGCAGACTATAGACACAGGAAACACTAATACGGACTTTAATATTATTAGAGGATTCCGAGATGGGACAACACAGGGATTGTCTATAAATGGAGCAACTGCAACCACAGATTCGCAAGGGGCAAATGAGCCAGATATAGACGGCGCGGTAATTGGGGCGCAGACTACAGCATTAGCAAATCCGTTTATAGGCAGTATAGCAGAAATACTAATCTACGACAGAGCATTAACATCTACCGAAATAGACAACATAGAAAATTATTTATCAGCAAAATATAATATAGGTTTAGCATAATGAGAAAGTACTACACAGGAACACAAACAGAAGTTCAAGAAGCTTTAGATAAAATTAACACTAACTCTGGATTCCCTAACGAATCAGCTCAAACGTGGGCTAATATACAGCCGACAGCTAATGATGGCGAGTTCTATATAGAAGCTCCTGTCAATGGATATGGTGGTCTAACTGGTGAACAGATGATGGATGGTGTGACTCTTACATTAGTTGATAGTGTTACGCTACCTGACGTTGAATCAGAACTATAGACAAAACATGTTATTTATCATATACTTAGGTTAAGAAACAAAGAAAGGAGTATAACGTGCCAAGAAAAAAACCAAGTAAAGAAACAGTAAAAGTGATTAGAAAAGCTACTGGTGCTAATAAGCCAAAGCGTGGAACACCTAAAGGAAAGGGTTATAAACGTGCTTAGTAATATTGTTAATATAATAGCGTTATTGATTATTGTTACATTATCTGTTATACCTACGATATTCGGGTCGTCTATGGGAGATGACATATTTTACTTAACAGATAGTTTGATTCATCGTGTTATTAACGTTATATATTCTATTCTTCTTATTGGTTTTGTGTGGATTACTTACGGCTCTAGATTCCTCAAGTTCTTAGTAGTTGTAGCATTTTTTGTAAGTGCAGCATATACAGCGTCTTTTATCTATACATTAATACAACAAGCACCACAGCAAGAGTTAAGAAAGGAGTTGATATACCATGACTCCTACTGATACAGAGGACTTGATAAAAGCTCTCCAGACCGTTCTTGATGAAGATGTTAAAGCATCCACAAAAGCTATTACAGCATCAACAAAAGCTGCGTCTGGTATAAAACTTGCTGCATGGTCGTTTACAGGTTTAGCAGTTGTTATAGGTTTCTTTGCATTGGAAGTAAGGAATGCAACGATAAAGAATAGTGAATTGATTAATACTCTTGATAAGCGTGTTATAGTGTTAGAAAAAGATGTAGAAACAATCTTGAGAACCACAGCGTACGAGGATAGATAATGCCGTATTTTGGAAAGAGAAGCATAGATAAGTTAAACACATGTGATGAGCGTCTTATTAAGATAATGCACAACGTAATAGAGTTGTATGACTTTAGTATATTATGCGGTCACAGAAACGAACAACATCAAAACGAAGCATATAAGAATGGCACAAGTAATGCTAAGTGGGGAGAGTCTAAGCATAATAGTAGCCCATCGAAAGCCATTGACATAGCGCCATACCCGATTAACTGGCAAGACACAGAGGCGTTTACGTTCTTAGCAACATTAGTATTTGATGAAGCGCAGAAGCAGGGCGTTAAAATAAGATGGGGTGGTCACTTTAAGTCACTAAAGGATATGCCACACTTTGAGCTTATGGAGGATTAGATGATTAAAGATATATTGAATATAGGACTATCTATTCTAGATAAAGTTATCCCTGATGAGACAGAAAGAGCTAAGGCTAAAGCTGCTTTACTAGAGCAACAACAAAAAGGCGAGCTACAGAATATAGAAGCGTCTATGAAAGTTATTCTAGCAGAAGCACAAGGCGACGGATGGCTACAAAAGAATTGGCGTCCAGTTACAATGCTAACCTTTGTTGCGCTAGTGTGTGCTAAGTGGTTAGGCTTTACTGTTGATGGCGTAACAGAGGCTATTGAGATGGAGCTTATGAAGCTAATCCAAATCGGTCTAGGTGGATATGTAGTTGGCAGATCAGTTGAGAAAGGCATTAAAGAGTGGAAGAAATAGCCTAGATTGACATTTCAACCCCATGTTGTATACTCCTCGCATTATTAATCTAATGGAGTATTTCCAATGAAAAAACTACTAGCTACAACAGCTATTATTACACTAATGTCAACAAGTGCCTTTGCTGCTATTAACAGCAACAATGGTAACACAACTAACAACCCTACTGCTAATGGTGGAACTGCTAGCTCTAGTGCCAACGGTGGTGCTGGTGGGAACGCTACTCAAGGGCAGATCGGTATCAATAGTTCTAAGAACAAGAATAAAAACTATAATGACAACTATAACAAAGTAGAAGACTCTGGTAACTCTCGCAGTTATTCTGGCGTGTCTCGCTCTGGTAACTCTAATCAAGGTCAAGGTCAAGCACAAGATGCTTCATCTGCTAATGACATCTCTATTGGTGGTGATAGTTATGTAGAGGCTAAGAATGTAGTTAATACTGCATATGCACCTACTGTTATCGCTACATCTGATTGTTTAGGTTCTGTTTCTGGTGGTGGACAAGGTTCTAGCTTCGGTGCTACTCTTGGCTTTACTACTAACAGCGAGCCTTGTAATGTACGTGCGGACGCTAATACAGTAGCAGCCCTTACTAAGGATGAATATCTAGTTAAAGCTACTCTTTGCCAATCTGACAGAATAAAAGAAGGTTTTAAAATTACTGGCGAGTATAACAAATACTGTGTAGGTGCTAAAGCTACTGTTAAGACTTCATTCTTTGGCTTGAACAAAACTTCTGCTTATGAAGAGCGTGACGTTTGTGCGTATCCTACTCCTGCATGTAAAGCGAGCAAAAGATAATGTTAAAAAAATGGATACAAAAAGTTCCTGTAATGTATAGAGCACTAGTCCTATGGGGGTTAGTTGCTCTTGTCGCATTTATCTTAGGAATTGTACTGGCTTAAACACCTTGTCATAATATTGATGAGCTTTTATAATATAGCCTATGTTGTTATCCGCAATGTAGGCTGTATTGTTTATAACAACCTCCGTAACGACATGGTTTTCAGTTGGGTGTCCATTACTTCCAAATACTAGACTAACTTCCACGCCCATTTCTTTGGCTTTATAGAACACGCATATAGCGAAGTCCTCACAATCCCCTTTACCTTTGCTGAAATATTCATTCGGCGTTGCAAAGTATTCTTCATACGCCCAAACATCTTTATCTTTAGCGTAGGGAAGTAAACAGCCTTTATATGCGCTTTTAAGCCCCTCTAGTGATGATTCTTTGTTTTTGGATGGTAGTGGTTGAAACTGTTTAACAACCTCCCACGCCTCTATATTCTTTGCGTGATTAACCTTTGGTGCTTCTATGTTCGCAACGCATCCTGTTAGTAGGGTTAATATTAATACCTCCAACCAAATCTCCATTTTGCACCTATCCTCACACCAGCCCACATAAGCCATGCTGTTAGTTTGTTATCATCTTTTGCTATTATATCCCTAAATATACGATCAGCTACAGACACCATTTCTTTTGGTAGTTTGCCAAGCCCTACAAGTTGCCACAACGCATCATGTACGAACGCCCCGCGCATCCAAACCTTTCTGTCTGGCAGTAGGTTAACGCCGTTTATAGCATAGCCTTGTTTAAGATTTATATATTGTGTTAGAATGTCATATTCACTCATTTCAATATACTCACTACTTAATCGTATATAATTATCTCCAGCATCAAGGCCAAAAAACATAAATTGATAACCATCTAAATTGTGCCTATAGCTTTCTTCTAATTCCCACTTCCATTTAGGGTGGTCTGTCTTGCGGTATTTAATCATTTTATATCCTTTGTTTTATTTAATGCTTGCCTTGCTACCTCCCAGCACGAACCATTAAAATCACTAGAAGACGACCACATACTGTAATTGCCGTAATGTTCTAAAGCCTCTCTAAGCTCCTTAATAGTATCTAGTAGCTCTTGCTCTCTTGTTGTTAGTTCGTGATTCATTTGCTTTTCACTTTCTAAATTTTCCTCTAGCTCTTTCAGCCTTTTTTCTGAAAGGGTATAGTCCTTTTTACTATAATACGATAACTCTTTCCCTTGACAGATTAATAAAGTGTTCATTGAGCTAAACTGTCTTAACAAGCCGTCATAATCTTCTGCTGGTGTGTATCTTTTTTCCTCACTCACTTCTTTAACTCCTCTATTGCACAATCAATATAATATCCAAGCTCTTTAGGCTCTGGCATCTCGTTATCACCACCACGTCGCCATTTGTTATAGTTGGTTAGGTAATCTGCTATTTCTTGCCTAGATGGGCGTAGGGCTGTTTTAAGGTCTTCAAACTCTTTCGTTTCCATAATAGTTTCAAGACCGTCATTAAAACCTTTATCATAATCTCTATGTATACGCCTTTGAAAAACCCCACCATCAATTAACCCTACTAAAGCCTCTGCTTTCTCTCTTATATCGTTAGTCATTATCATTGCCCTCCATAGCTTTGATTGCTGCTTTTGGTGTAAACTGCAAAAGGTACTTAACCTTTGTCATTAGCTTATATGGTCGATTATAACTATCAACATCTTCTTTAAACCATGCTAGAATTTCTTTCTCAGTATATACAGCCTCACTATCTCTAGCCTCTATGTGGGAGTTAAGCTCGGCAAGGGCTTTTTGCACTTTAATAGATGTTTGTGTGATTTCTTTATTCGACGGTTTTATATCATCACTTTGACCATCTAACACATACCACGCTTGATTTAAAGCCTCTTTAATAGTTTCTAGTTTATCTGTCATAATCTTATCCTCTAATTATCGGGGGTGGTGCCATAAATAGGAGAGAAAAAAGGCACACCCCCCTAGCCCTTAACGGGATTCTTGTTGTTCAGTAACGGTAAAGCACTGCATTGCTAGATTGTGTGCCCCCCAGCGTTTAACCACAACGCAACGCTTTGTTTTATCGGATTGTGGTGTAAACTCATATACTTTACCATTTACACCTAACGCTTCTATTTCGTATTCATAATCTAGCACTTGCGCAGACAACTCTTCTGCTTGTGTAATATTTGCGGTTAATACAATAAATCCAATGACTAATAGTTCCTTTATCATTCCCAACTCCTTATAAAATCTAATTCAATATCACGCCACCTTGACGCTTGTTTAATCCAGTAGTAGTACATCACTCACTCCTTTTTTAGCCAGAGCCATAGCCGTAGCCAGAGCCAGAGCCATAGCCAGAGCCATCGCCAGAGCCAGAGCCATCGCCATCGCCATAGCCAGAGCCATAGCCATAGCCAGAGCCATCGCCATCGCCATCGCCATAGCCATAGCCAGAGCCATCGCCATAGCCATAGCCAGAGCCATAGCCAGAGCCATAGCCAGAGCCATCGCCAGAGCCATCGCCCCTCTTAAAAACTAAATCTCTAATATTGCTCATTTGTTTTAGCCCCGCGAATTGATTTTTCCGCCTTATCTGTGCAGATAGTTAAAGAATAATCTTCTGCAAGAATTTTCTCTACTGGTGCGCCTACTTTAGAATCAGATGAAAGCCCCTCTATGGCTACTCCCTCGTACCAACTTAAGCTTTTATCAGCAGGCTTATGGTAATACAAGCGTCGTGCATCTTCTAATATTACTCCAGTTTCATCTAGTGCTAAAACTTTACCTGCATTTATTCCCTCATTTCGAGATCTTACGATAACATACTTGCCAATATATCGGCTATATAAGCTAGACTCTTGCTTGGTGGTATTTCCAAATAAGCTTGCTAACTCTCTAGCTTCACCAATTGTTAAATCATTAATATTCATAGTTTTTTCCTTTTATTGTTATTAAAAATTAATTAAATTACTCACTCCAATCTATATCCTGCCCGTTAAACGTCTGAAAGCTACCATCTTGGTTAAGACCAACAAACTCCCTCGTGTCTAAATCATCTAGCATATAGCTTAATGTGTGGTGGCTATATGTGGCAAGCTGCTCACCATCATAAGCGTGGTCATCTAACAAGATATAAATATAAGGTTCATTCGGACAAGACGTGTCAAACTCGTTAGTTATTTCTACAATCGTAAAATCTTCGTTATCATCAAAATATAGTGGCAACTCTTCCAAAGCTGACTCTTTACTTCTAAAAGCAAGCACTACTGTTAAATCTTCTGGGTGATATGCTATAAACATTTTAATTACTCCTATTCGTTGTGTATCCCCACTTTACCACCTACAAACTATAAGGTCAACAACTATTTTTATAATTTATCCCCATTGTTCCGCCATAGCCTTAGCTATACCCGGAAATGTTTTACTTCTTAAAATCTTTATCTCTTGAGATGAATAACTTAGTTTTTTACCGTTTTTATCAACAGGATCACATATCCATTTAGCCATCTTTTTACCTGTTGGTGATGTGTAGAAATCACCTTTACCTACTATATTTGTAGGTCTTAATTCAGGTAAACCTTTTAACCATAGACATGTAGATTTTTGAGCCTCATGACCATATTCATAGGGTTGAATTATTTGTGAGGCTTTTAACGGTAAATTATATTTATTTGCGGTATCTGGAAAATGTTTAGTGATATAATTACCACTCATAATACCGATAGGATTTTCAACAGCTATTTTATCACAATCAGCGTTAATGAATTGCATAAAAAACTCTATTGCTTCTAGTTGACTTCCATCAGCACGTTTCTTTTCAAAATGTTTAGCACCACTCACTGTTAAATGAGTGCATGGTGGGAAAGCTATAATCATATCCCAATTCTGCCTTAACAATTCCGTAACGTCTTGTTGTAAATGCCATTCAGGATGACCACCAGAACAAGGCAAAATATCACAACTATATGCTTCGTGACCTAATTTTCTAAATTCTTTTGTAACCGCTTGCGATTCTTCACATGCTAATAAAACTCTCATAACTCCTCTCTCTATATATTTTTACGAACTGGGAATAAAATTATACACTTGTATTTCTTGCCCCTAAAGTCCTGCACTATCTGGCTTTGTTGCCGTCTAGCTTCCTCTATACTATCACACGTTAATGTAAAAGGTTGTAGCCTACTATTGTTGTATAGCAGCATAGAGGAGTATGTCATATTGAATCCTGCGGGTGTAAGTGTGAATCATCAGCGTCTTTCTGGTACTTAACTGTTTTCATCTTATCAAGCTTTTGGTTGCATGGCACACAGTATATCTCATGCGCTTCTTTCATCAAATAAGTTTCACCACATCCACCACATACTTTAGGCTTTGGAGTTGTTAGCTTCACAATAGTTCTGCCAATAGTTTGGACAGCCTTTTTAGCCGTAACTAAAGTACCACGCCTTTCTCTACCGACCCTTATATCACGCTCTGACTTCACCTTTGTTTTACATTTAGTTGAGCAATACTTCTTGTTGTGTCCTTTTCTTTGCGAACTAAACACGTTGTCACACTCTACATAAGCACAAGTTTTATACACCTTACACCCCCTTAAAGAACGTTTTGCTTTTAATCTTCAATACTCTAAGTATATCTGGGCGCACAGTAAATAATGGCATACTCAAGCCAGCCTCCCACTTCTTTATTGCCTCTGGGGTTCTGTCTAAGTGTCTACCTAAAGCTACCCTTGTCAAGCCAAGCTCTTTGCGCTTTTCTCTTATCTTCATTCCTATAATTTGTTTTCTGTTCATGTTTACTCCTTATTTTCTATATAGTTAATTCTTTCTAATAGTTTTTTGTTTTGTTTCTTTAGTCGTTCAACCTCTTTTGATTCGTCTATAGTGTTTTTATTGTAATAAGATTCGCCTAACAAAGCCTCTCTTAGATTCTCGAAGCCTTGCTCTCGTTGTTGTTGTGTTGCCCCGCTGTTTCTTTGCCTCTGTATTCGCTCCCATTCTTGTTGCGCCGCTTGTGCTTCCGCTATTCTTTGTGCTTCTAATTGGTCTATATACGCTCTATAACCCTCATAATCTGGCGTGTTATGCTTTAATAAAAACTTGAAAATAACAATAATTATAATAAGCATTAACCATAACCACCAAAAAAAAACTATATCATTACTTGGCATGTTTACTCCTTAATTAAACTCGTTATATCCTTTGTTGTTTACTGGCATTTTAACCTCGTGATTGTGACGCTCTATAAAATGATGGGCTATATTAGTAAAATATTCACTATGTGCATTCTTACCCGTCCTTGTGCTTTTACCATCGTTACATAAAACTTTCATCATCTCATGCACTAAAGTTTCATCTAGTCTACGCTCAATCGCATATAATGCTACATCCTTACCAAAAGCAATAGGATTGTCTTTATAAAAATCCACAAGGTCTTGATATATCACCCCCCATTGAGAGTTATTCTGCTGATTAGAACGCATAGTTGTTTCTTCTACTGTCACTCTCAAAGCTTTTTTACCACCAAGAAAGAACCGCTTAGCCCACAACCACAAACCAACAAATCCACCCGCACTCTTAAAAACAAAAACCTTGCGACTTTCCTCTTTAAGCTCTGGGGGCTTAACCCCATTAATCCACATTGTTAAGTGATGCACAGCCTCATAATCCCACCAATCTTGAGGAGCTAATATACTTGCGCCTTTTTGGTGCTGCATCATATGTTCATCATGCGTCAATGGTATGCCACTATAAGGGGGCTTGGAGGCCACCCCCGAACCATTAGAAACAGTTCGGTGGTGGGCAGGGTCATTTCTACCGACGCCATCGTGAAACTCGCCATACAAACCAGTCAAAGCAGACGGCATGTACGAAAGCCACTTAAAATATTGCTCTGTACTCCCTTTTGCCTTTGCTTTTTCTAATAGTTTCTCTGGTATCATTATATTAACCTTTGTCTTTATCTCTCTTAATTTTATTAAGCTCTCTGTGTCGTATTCCATGACATTTTGTACAAAGCCACATCACCTCTAAAGGTTTGTTATAATCCTCATGGTGGCCATGTGGTACGCAACTAATTTTACACCTCTCACAACAATCAGGTCTAATCACTTTACCGTTGGTAATACTTTTAGATATAAGTTGCCTTGCTTTATCTTTGTGCTTATTCTTAGCTCTATATTCCCGTAGTTTTTTTGCTTTCATAGCTCTATACTCTGGGTCTGTTGCGTATTTAACCTTTTCTCTAAGTAGTTTCTTTTGTTTTCTCTCCTCTGCATTAGGTCTATTTCTATCATATTCCCTTACATGGGGTAATTTCGACCTAGACCTAGCATAAGATTTAGCGCACTCCTTACATTTATTTAATAATCCAAACTTCCCACCTTGCTGCTTGTAAAAAGCATCAAACGGCAAACTATTTTTACATATAGAGCATTCTTTTTTCATACCAACCTCTTTATTTAAAAAGGTTATAATACAGCATAAAATTCGATACGTCTATAATTAAAATGGATCGGATCAGAAAGGGATGCTATCCGAGTCAACATCTTCTTGCGGTTGATAGCCGTTGCTTTTATCCTCGTTATGCTTTTGGTAACCGCCTTGTGTATCGCTCTTACTATCCAACATAGTCATACTAGAGCCAAATCCTTGCAATACAACCTCTGTGCTATATCTTTCTACTCCACTTTGGTCTGTCCATTTGCGAGTCTGTAATGCGCCCTCTATATACAATTGACTACCTTTTTTAATATAAGATTTAATAACTCCAACTAAAGCTGGTGAAAAAACAACCACACGATGCCACTCTGTTTTGGTTTTGCGCTCTCCTGTGTTTTTGTCTTTCCAAGATTCGCTTGTGGCAATAGATACATTTGCAATCTCGCGTCCATCTTGTGTGCTTCTAATTTCTGGGTCTTGACCCACCCGACCGACTAAAATTACTTTATTTACTGACATTATTTATTCTCCTTTTTAACTCTTTTCCCACCTAACACACTTAACACTCCATACAAACAAATTGCAGAAGATGATTCTTCTTTTAAAGCGTCTAGAAGTGTGTTTATTTTGCTGATACCATTTTGTAGCCTTTCACTATCGGTTAATGGTTGTTTCTTATTATCCATTCTTATATCTCCTGTTCATTAATTAATTCTTTAAGTGTATCCCAATGTAATTTGGGAACTGGTAATACATATTGAGACCGTTTCTCGGGGATAGTGATAATTATATATTCATAATCAGCATTACTCGCCCGTTCTATAAAACGAGTAACCCCCGCTTCATCTTTAACTTTCAAGTTTTAACTCCCCTGTTATTTTAATAATTTGCTCGTTCAAGTTCTGGTAGTTCTTGCGTATCTTATCAAGACCTTTGCTATTTTCAGTCTGCAAGGTAAGTAACTCATCTTTTGTTTTAACCTCAACTAACTTCTTGGTATAACCATCTACAAAGTCAGTAGCAGCTTTTTGTTTTTCTTCTGCCGATAACTCTGGTGTGGCAACATTAGTCTGATATTTATCATACAAAGCCAAGCCAAATGGATTACCAAACGTCATAAATGCACGCTTCATAGCATCTGTTTCAGCCTCTTTAGCAGCGCCCTCTATTGCATCAAATAAATCATTAGCAACTTGAGAGCCATGCCCCGTTCCTTCCCGTGTAACATCACCAACAGTAATAACAACTTTAGCTTCGTAGCCTACTTTAGTTTTGCCGTTATACTCATAGCGAGAAACCTCTTTATTATACTCTGTGCGCCTAGACCACCCATCAAAGTCAAAGATACGATTAGCCTCAGCTATAGCGTGCCATCCTTCAATATACGATAAATTAGTACTACCTTTCTTGCGACTCTTAACGTGTTTTGGATCTAGTGTTTTATTCAGTTCTGTTTTGTTCATCTTCTTTGTCCTTTTCTATCCAATATTCTTCTTCTGTGTAACATGTAAAATAGTATTCTTCGTCGTTAAATTCCATCTACCCCACTCCTATAGCTAATAAAAATAAACCACAAAAAGTTACTACAAATAATGTAGATTCTGTTCTAGTTAGTTTCATCTTTTTTGCCTCTTTGCAACATTACTAATAACGCGTATTTCTCCGCACCTGTTAAATCCATCTTGTTAAGAAAACTCTTTTGAGCATCCTTGTTTTGCTTTTCAACTAGCTTAGTGGTTAGATCTATAATATTTGACATTATCTTAACTCCTTTAATGTTCGTTGTGTATCCCTACTTTACCACTAACAATATTACCTGTCAACTACCTTTTTGCAATTTATTTAAAAAACTTATATAATATTTATATGGCAAGAAAACAACAGCATGAAAGATTCAAAGTAAGACGACCATGTATAGCATATCTACGCAACATGATACGGCTACGTCAATTAAAAAAGTGGGACGCAGTATACTGGGCATCACCGCCAGATCAAGGCGCTTTAACTATGCCACAGAAGATGGCAGCTAAGGCGGATGGTTATGAGGCGGGAGTCTTTGACCTTACTATAATAGGTGCTAGAAACGATTTAACTAAGGTCTGGTTAGTAGAATTTAAGTATGGCAAGAACACATACACAAAAGAACAAAAAGACGTTGTAGAGGCTTTTAATAACACTTTAGTAGATACTATACAGGTTAAGTCAATTGATGAGTTTCAAGAGTTTGTCGAAAATAACTTGAAATAATGGCACTTAATGTTATACTATAGTGATCTAAGATACTCCTTAGTCGGCTGGTACTTTACATGCGATTCGTTGTGGTTTCAAAAGCATTGTGCCAGCCATTCAGCTAATCACAATCTGTGACCAACTCCCCGACATTAGTGTCGGTGACATCTTTTAGCTACACACTTATTGCATATACAATTATTTAGCTTATTTATTGCTTCTCACGCTTTTTTCTCGTCCACCTTTTCACAGTATAGTAATGAGCATCTACGCTTTGAGGGGCGTCACATTCAGCGCAATCTAAAGAGCCGTCACTATATATTATAAAGCTGCAATTACCACAATCACACGTCCATATAAAACGCTCTTTTTCGACAACACGCTCCTTTAAATCTATAATTTCTGCCATATACATATTTTATATTATAGTTAAAGAAAACCCATCGGGGTGCGCATATTCAGAGGCGTGAGGGGCATATTGAACGTGAACTGGTACGCATAGTGCGCTTCACACTTGTTGTGCTAAGTATAAACTTTTCTCTTGATCTTGTCAATCGTTGGTGATAAGGTCTC